CCCTAGCTTTAGTATTCTCTTTATCCATAGGGAATTTAATATACATATTTTCAAAATTGTATTTGAATACATTAGGGATATTAGGCATAGGGCTTATATGGCATTCATATCGTCTAGCAATATTAGAACTTACCACATCGAAGATATAATCTGAATTGAATACAGATAGAATTTCTGCTAATTCACGTTCAGATGCAATATCATATTCATTTTGATGGATACCAAACATCGTTTTCTCCTCCTTAATAGGGTTTAATTAATTTTACTGCTTTGTTTAGGTACTATTTAAAAATTATTCCACAGTAAGGAAGTACCCTACTGTGGAACTTGTATTATAGATTCTTAAATCTGTTGGCTAAGTTACCTTGGAGAACACTATACTCTTCATCTGGTAGCATATTAAAAGCAGATGCTGGTAAAGTTGCTGTAGTTTCATCACGATATACATCAACTTGGTCTTTAGTCATATTATATTTAGTAGCATATGCTTGTAAGAATACTGGGTTTTGCATAGCTTCTTTGAGTTCTTTCTCATCATCAGCTTCACGTTTCTTATCCCATTCATCAAATGTAATACCAAGACCTTTACGGAGCTCATTAATGACATCCATATTATCTTTCTTGGTATCATCTGTGGTAAGCATATCTTTTTGAACTCTAACGATATCATCAGTGATATCCATTAGTTCTTCTGCTTCTGGACTGAATACTTCTTCTTCAGTAGCAGCATCTGTCATAATAGTAGTCTTATTGATACCGAAACGTTCTTTAAGATCTTTACCCTCATACCATACATACATAGCCATCAAATAGGAGAATGTAGCATCATCATGTGTAGTTGCAGAATGGTCAACTTTACCATTACGTTTAA